TCATGCGGATTTTGGCACATGGAGGCGGACATCGGCGACCGGCACGTTGCGCTGCTTGAGGTACGTCTCGGTCATCTTTTCGTCGGTATGTGCGGCGGCGATCTGCAGGGCCTTCACGTCGTAGCCGGCACGCTCGCCGTCGGTCAGCGCCTTCGCTCGAATGTCCTTCACCGTGTAGCGAAACTCGGTAAGGCCCGCGCGGTCAGCTGCGGTCTTCCACGCCTTCAGGACCGTGTTCGCTGCGTAGCGCTTTCCCTTTCTCGTATGGATGACCGGCATGTCGCCGATCGACGGGCGCCCGTCGATCTCGCGAATGCGCGCCAGGACCGCGTCGATCTCGGGCGTGATCTTGAAGTCGACGCGCACGCCGCTCGAGTCTTCGGTCTTGCTCGGGATGAAGTGGATCACGCCGGCCGGCCGGTCGACGTCGGACCATTTCAGATTGCGGATCTCGGTTGAGCGCTGCGCGGTCAGGTAGCAGAGGTCGATGAAGCACTGCATCATCGGCCCGGTCGGAACGTCGGCTGTGATCGTCTGGCCGTTGCGCTCGTACGTCACCTCGAGCATCGCGGCGCGGATGGCGGCGAAGTGCGCGTCCGTGATGTAGGTCTGCCGGGGCTTCGGCTTCTTGAGCTTCACCTCGCGGCATGGATTCGTGTCGCGCTTCGACTTCTCGATGCACCATTGAAAGAAGCCCGAAAGGAAGGCGCGCATCACCCGCTGCATGGGCAGCTTCCCGGCATATTTCACTTTCAGCCAGTTGTTCACGTGAGCCGGCTTGATGTCGGCGACATTGGCCTTGCGGAAGCCGTTGCCGGCGTAGTCGCCGTACTTCGGCCAGGCCTTCTCTTTGTGCAGGTGCTTGTTCTCGCGCACGTACTGGTCGATCAGCGGGCGCATGTCGCCGGCGCCGTCCGGCCGCTCGCGCTTCTTCCGTTCCTCGGCTAGTCGCTCAACCAGCTTGGTTTCGTCGTCTGTGAGCGAGCAGAGCCGGATCCAGCGGCCCGAGATCGGCTCGCTCCAGTACCAGGCACCGTGCTTGGCGTAGACGCGCGGATACCGGGCTTTATGTCGTTCTTGTGCCATCAGTCAAAGCAAAGTTCTACGGACGTCGCCGGCACACCACCCGCGGGCGCGGTCCCGTTCCGGCGCGCCATCAGCGCGTCGAATTGCGTCCACGTCATGACCAGGCTGCCATCGGCACAGCGCACGACGTCGATGTCGAAATTGGTCTTGAACCACTCGGCCTGCTTCGAGTGGCGCTTCAGGCCGGTGATCCGGACGAGCTCGGCCGCATCCATCAGGCGCTCGGTCATGGTTCGATCCTCCGAAATTCGATAGCCCATACCCATGGGTTTGCATCCCAGCCGTGGCCGCGCGCGGCGTTGAGGCTGTCCCACAGGTCATGGAAGGCGCGGATGCTTGGCGGCCGGCAGGCGCCGGCGCAGTAGCCGCGCATGTGGTGTTCTTCGATCGTCACGCCTTCGGCGCGCGCGTCGGACTCGCTGATGGCCTGCAGGCGCTCGGCGTGCACGCGCGTGATTTCCAGTGTGATGCGCGACGCCCAGCGAGGCATATGCATTGAAGCGCGAGCGCGGCCGGCTGTTACCTCGTGTCCCGGCGGAGTGCCAACCCATCGCCAGTCCCGTTCCGCGCCGTCGACTTCATAGCGCACCGGCGCCCATGGCGTCCGGTATCCAGCATCCAGGCAACGCCCGCCAACGCTTGTCGGACTATCGCCGTCGAAATCACTGGTGAAGCGGAATGCCTCGCGCACCCACAGCCGATCGCCGGGCTCGCCGAATGGCGATTTGCAGCCCCACTCGCCGTCATCACTGAATGCGCCGAAGATTTCCGGACCGGGCGCTTCGTCGCCATGTCGATCGACGATCGTCGGGTGGTATCGAGCGACGGTGATCGGCGCGACATCGTCCGGCGGCTGGTGCTTCATCACGCGGCGCGTCTGCGTCTTACGGCCTTCGAGGGTGGCGCGCACCATCGGGCCGCTGAATAGGATCGGGCGCTCTTTCATGATTTGCTAATCCTCGTCATTTCGCCGCAGTGCTGGCACTTCGTGCGCGAGCGCTCGCCTAGCCGCTTCAGTTCGTCGTGGTACCGCGCGTGCAGCTCGTGGTAGCGGTGCTCGGCTTGGCTGAGCTGCTTGAGCACCCACATCGGGTTGAGCTTTTCCTTGCAGTCAGCACACGTCACTTCGGCGGCTTTGTCGTCGATGATGTAGCGCTTGTGCCAGCAGGGCGTGATGGGCACGGTCGTGAAGACGCGCTCGTCGCCGAGATTCGGCCGCTGCTTGACCGGCAGCAGCGTCACGTTGTCGTCGATCGTGACTTTCATCGCCGCACCATCATGCAAAGGTCGGCGCGGCGCCGGATCTCGTCGTCGTAGCCGTTGAGGGTGCCGGACATGACGTCGTACGTGCGGCGGCCGGCGGGAATGCCGACGTACTTTTCCGGCTGCGAGCCTGCCGGTGCTTCGCCGGCGATGCGATAGTTGCAATCGCGCACACGTAGCGAGCGCACGCGCGCGACCGTGCCGTCGTCGGCCATCTGCTCGAGCACGGGCCGCAGTGCGGCGGCCACCGTGCCGAAGCGCTTGGCAAGGTCAGACGGCGAGTAGACCTCGCCATGGGTCATTGCGGCGAGAACCTGGTGAGCTTCGGGGCTGCGGGCGGCGCGCGTCATGATGCCTCTCCTGCGCGCGCTGCGTCCGTCGCCTCGGCGCGCGGCTCCGGCAGCGGCGTTGCAAGAAGGGCGCGGAGCGCTTCTGCATCTGAATCTCGATCAGACATGTCCGCGTAGTCGATGGCCCGTTGGATCGCCTCGCGCTGCTCGTCCGTCAGTCGCGTCTCCGCCGGTGCGTCTGCCTGCGCTGGTTGCGGGGCGGTATAGACGGGAACCAACCCGCCGATGCGCTTTGCGCTGGACTCGTTGCGCGTGAAGTAGTTGCCGCCCTTCGGCTGCGCCCATCCGAAGGGCTTCTCCGCTTCCGCCGCCATAGCGGGCGAGCGGGATAGGATGGCGATCGCCTGTTCGATTGCCGCGCGCGCAACAATTGTCCGGCAGAATGCCGCATCGCCGCTCAGCAGCAGCTTCAACCGTTCGATCAACGCCCCTTCCGCCCCCGTCGCGCTGGCAGATGCGGCGCGGGCACGAACCATTTCGCCATAGGCGTTTGCGTATCCCTGCATCTGGTGCGCAGTGAAGACTGCTTCGCCGTCGGCCGTCGTGATGACCGTCTCGGGCAGCAGTGGGAGCAGCGGCCATTCAAACGCCGCCCGCTCGTCCGCCGGCGACGGTGCGGGTGCGGCCGGAACAGCCGTCGATCCGTCGATGAAGATTGCGCCTTCTTCCGGATATTCGGTGCACCAGCAATACATCCCCTTGCCGGTGTGGCCTTCGCCGTACTGAATCGTCACTTCGCTTTCGAGCTGATCGGCATCGCGATCCGGCGCAATGAAGTCGAGTGCTTCGAGCAACTGCGCGCCCGACAGCGTGAGCGAGTCACCGCTGAACGTGATGGTGTCGTTGACGCTCGGCTTGTCGAGCGGCGCTGCTGCGGGTTGCGAAGGCGCAAGAGCAATCCGATGCTCGCAATCGCTCTCGGACATTGAAGTCGGGAATTCCCTATTGTTCGATGGAGATGGGGATTTAATAATGTCGCCGGTGGGGCAATTCGCTTGTATCCACCGGCCTCTTGCCTCGCTCCCTCCCTCTGGAGCGAGGCTTTTTTCTGGCTGCTCGAAACGGGATGCGGCGGCCGGATGCGGCGGCAGATTCAGGACCGTGCCGACCGGGAAATACTCGTGCGGTAGCATGCGAGCGAATTCCGGATTGCATGCGAGGATGTGCCGCCACTCCATTTCGTTGCCGCACTGGCGCAACGCGATGCCCATGACGGACTCGGCGGGTTGCGTGGTGTACGTGCGCGGCTGCTGCGCTGTTGTTTCGCTCGCCTGTTCGGTAGCGGGGCTCCCACGTCGGCAAAGGTTCTCGCTCGGCGTGCCGTTAACTATTTCGGACAGCGCTCGTGCCTCGGATGCTGATCTTTTTTCTTGCCCGCTCTCCATTTGGTTGAGCGGGCCTTTTTCGTTGTCGGTGGTCATGGTGTGGTCCTCGGTTACGCCGCGACGTGCGCGAGCTGCTGTTCGTGGGAGAAGTTCGCGCGGATCAGTGCGGTCGCGACGTCGGGGCAAACGCTGTTGCCGATCATGCGAACCTGCGCCGACTTCGACAGCGGCTTGCCGTTGACGATCGGGTCGAGCACATAGCTGTCCGGGAAGCCCTGCGCGCGCGCGAGCTCGCGCGGCGTGAGCATGCGCATACCGATGTCGACGATGGCGTAGTCCTCGCCATGGATCGTCACCAGGCCCATGCGGTCGCGCGTCGGGATCGTGTGCAACGGCTCGCGCGCGTCCTGCCACTGACCGCCCTCGCCGTAGTACTTGATCAGGAACGCTCGCACCTCGGCGTGGTGCGTGCCGCCGGCGCTGATCGTGTGCAGCGGCTCGTCGGTGCGCTGGCCGTCGCGGCTCGTTCCGCGGAGCTTCACGAGGTTCGACGTCACCAGGTGATGGTGGTCCTGCGTCGTGATCGTGCTGATCGCCGCATTGAGCGACGCGCCCGGCGATTCGTGGCCGCCGTAGTGCTTCGCGAGAAACGCGGTCACCGCGGCATGCTTCACGCCCTGCGCGACGACGGTGCCGAGCGGCTTGTTGAGGCCAGGAACGCGGGGCGCTTGGCCGGGCCGCTCGCCGTAGCTCGTCTGGATCAACGTCGCCGCGACGACGCCCATGGCATGCGCAGCGCCAGCCGGGCGCGCGCAGTCGCCGCCGGCGGTTACGGTATGCAGCGGCGTGTCTGCGGCGCTCCCGGTGCTGTTCGCGCGGAACTTCGTGATGTGCGCGGCGACGAGAGCCTGTTCGCCGCGGTTCGCGCCGGTGACGGTGGCGAGCGGTGCGTTGATGCTGGCCGCGCGGTCTGCGCCGTGGTGCGTCAGGTGAATCACGAAAGGGTCAGCGCTGTTCACGACGAACTTCATGATGCCGCGCGCGATACGGCGCAGCGTCGCATCCTTTAGCGGCCGCTCGCGCTCGAAGATCGACGGGCAGGGGATCGACCAGTCGATGACGTCCGTTCCTGCTGTACGCCACGGCTGCAACGCGCCGGCGCGAACGGCGGCACTTTTCGGGTCACCGTGCGTTGGCGTCGGCCATACGATCGGCAGCCCATCGCGGCGCGCGACGAGGAACAGGCGCTTCCGGATGGTCGGCGCGCCGAAGTCGCACGCGCGCAGCTCGCGGTGTTCGACGCGGTAGCCGTGGCGCGCCAGCGCGTTCACGAACGAACGGAACGTGCGGCCGCGATTCTTCGGGCATGGCCGGCCGTCAGCGCCGAGCGGCCCCCACGTCACGAATTCTTCGACGTTCTCGAGCATGATCACGCGCGGCTTCACCGTCGCGGCCCAGCGCAACGCGATCCATGCGAGCCCGCGGATCTTCTTCGACACGGGCTTGCCGCCCTTCGCCTTGCTGAAGTGCTTGCAGTCCGGCGACAGCCAGACAAGGCCGACCGGCTGATTTCCGGTAATCGCCGCAGGATCGACGTCGAACACGCTCTCGCAGTAGTGCGCCGTGTGTGGGTGGTTTGCCAGGTGCATTGCGATCGCTTCCGCGTCGTGGTTGATCGCGATGTCTACCGGGCGCCCAAATGCGCGTTCGAGGCCGGTGCTGGCGCCGCCACCGCCGGCGAAGTTGTCGACGATCAGTTCGCTGCCGAGGTCGAGCGGGAGGGTGATCAGGTCGCGCTTCATGTCGTGTTCTTGGGAGGTAAAAAGAGCGGGCGCCATACAGGCCGCCCACCAAAGCTCGTCGCGCTATCCGAGGGCCGAAATGCTTGCGCGACGCCTGAAGGACTGGTGACCTGGGCTCAGTGATCCCGGCCCGGGTAGTACGTATTGATGGAGTCTGAGTCGCCGTCGATGATCAACTTCGATCCGGCGGCGTGAAGCTGGAAAATCTCGCGCTCGAAGCCATAGAAACCGATGAAAAGCGTCTTTTCGATTTCGCGTTTATCGAGCCGTAGACCGAACATGCGGCCGTCCTGATCGCTCACGCCGAAGCGGATCTCGCAGTCGTATTCGCGCGTTCCCTCAGCCTTGTCGAGCGAGATCCAGCGCGAGCCATATTGCGATTCCTCGACGCGGAGAGTGATACGGTCGGGGCCGTCGCATGAACAGGAAAAGCGTTCGGCGTGCTGATTGATGAAGCGCTCCACAAGCTCGGACAGCTTGATCTCCTTTGGTGCCGGGGTAAGAAGATCGGCCATCTGCTTTTCGATCGATTCGGCGATGCTTTGCTCGGTGAGCGCAGCAACTTTCTTGCGCACGATCTTGAGGATAAGATCGTTGTAGCCGGGAAGTCCGAGACCCTGGAAGTCGACCTGCAGCGACTCCTTGACGTGCTCCTTGAGCTTTTCGCCAAAGTCGGAATACGAGCGCAGCTGATCATCGATAATCGAAGTGATGGTCTTGGTCAGCTGCGCTTCGATCGCCTTCTCAATGGCACCGGATGCGACGATGTTCGCGAATGAGGTGCTGACGGCTTGTTCGAGTTCGTTCATCATTTTTTCCTTGTGTGCGCGGTCGGTCTAGGGTGATGCGGAGGGCGATTACACCCGGATTGCAGTCTTCAGCGCGTCGCGTGCGGCTTGCAGGCGCTCGACAGAAATGAGCGCGCGGTCATGTGCGTTCAGCGCCTTGTCGAGCGCGCCTTTCCACGTGCGGACGGTATGAACACCCGCTTCCCGCACATGGGGGGGGATGACGCTCGCGAGTGCGATGATCTCGCCGCGGATTGTCGTCTTGAGTTGCTCCTGCTCGCGGGCCTTTTCGGCACGCTTCTCGCGCTCCCGCTCGAGTCGATCCTCGCGGCGCTGCGCGCGCTCTTCGTCGGTCAATTTCTGTCGTGCCATGATCAATCCTTTAAGGAGTCCTTATCCTTTCGAGCGGTGCTCGATAGGTGAGGATTTACGGGATTACACGCAGCGATGCACCTTGCAGCTCTCGATATTCTCCTCATGCTCCAGCGTGACTGAGCCATATGCGAGGAACATTGCGACGGCGATTGCAGCGCCGATCCAGATTTTCACGAGTTCCATGAGGTCACCGTTTCGCGTCGAGGTAGCCAAGGGAGTAGGAGAGGCTCTGCGACCGCGGCGGTCGGCCGCGCATCGCGTCGATCCAGCCACGCCCATACTGCGCAATCCGATGTTGCTCCATCATTTCAGCGCCTCCAGTGATCGCGATAAGCCTGGCGAATCGAATGAACGTGAACGGCGATCGCCGTCACCGACAGGGCAAATGCTGCACAGATGAGCTCGCTCATGCCGGAACCTTTCCGGCGTTGGCGGCGCAATAGTCGATGACCGACTGAACCGTGGTGAGCTGGAGCATTTTGCTGTCAGGGATCTCGAAGCCGAATTCGTCTTCGAGCGTCATGGTCATCTCGACGATGTCGAGGGAGTCGGCGCCCAGGTCGGTCTGGAGCGAAGCGCCGTTGTCAATCGCGGGATTGCTGATGCAGAGCTGCTCGCGGATGATCGTCTTGACTCGGTGCTCGGTGGTCGCTTGGGGTTCGCTCAATTCCATTCTCCTATTTGGTGGTCACAGCCCTCATGGGTACGCATCGCCTTCCGCTGGGGCGGTGGCGCAGCGTCGTGCTACGTTGGGATGAATAATAGAACTATCGGTTACCTCTTGTAAAGAACTAAAAGTGACCTTTGGGCGGAAATTTGTAACGCCTGTCCATCATCTAGACTGGAGGCTCACCAGGAGCTAGCCATGACCCCAACTGACGTGATCACGCTCTTCGAGCGATTGAACGTAGAAGGAAGGGCGAGCGTGCACCTAAGCGAGGCATGTGCAGGGTTTGCCGGATGGCTGGCAGGGAAGTGGGAACAGCTAGACTCCGACGACATCGCGCTGCTGACGTCGGTCGGTGCTACGTTGTGGCGGGAAGGGTTTGTGCAGAAGCAGAAAAAATAAAGGCCCGCCACCTGCGCGGGCCAACCCCATGCTCGGATACATGGAGGAGACAAGAGCAAGATTAGGTGGACACCCTCGATCATTCAAGGTCCACGTCGCATCCGAGCTGCAGATGGGAAAACGACGCTATGTCACCCATCCCTCTATCCGCTCTTTGAGACAAACGGCGTCCTGATCGAGCAAATTTGTCAGCGCTTGCTTAATCGGTAGCGGGACGCCGCTTGCTCTGGTACTGTATATACATACAGTATTTGAGGCCAAGAGAGACGAGGGCGACGGTGATGGGCGAAGCGAGAACAACAAAGCTGCGGTGCAAGCCTGGGGATCTGGCGATCGTAAGCCGATGCAGAAATCCGGCGCACATTGGCTTGATAGTACGCATCGTGAGTTCGCACGAGAACGGCGACTTCGACTGGAATGTAAAACTGATTGGCTCGCCCATAAAAGGGCGAGCCATCTACTCCGGCCGAATTGCGACTTTTCGTCGGGCCGCGGCCTTCGATTGGAATCTCACCCCTCTTCCGGGCCAGGAGCATTCAAATCAAGGAGAGCATCTGAGGGAAGTCCCAGAAAATCATCAAATGTCTTGAGCGTCTCATGGAGCACCATGAACGCTCTATCAGGCATTCCTTGTATGTCAGCCCGGACTATCGCATCGATCAAGTGCCCTGCAACGGCGCTGATCTCACTGGGTACGTTCCGGCCAGAAACTGCCGCTACTTCGGCGCGCCGCACAACGGACGTACTCGATTGAAGTGTTGAGGGGTTGCGACCAGTCGCCAGCCACTCAAAACTGACGCCGTAGCGCTTTGCCATCTCTATCAGGCGCGTGGTTTCAGGAACGCCTTCGCCCTCGAGCCATTTTCGAACGCCTTTCTGGCTCAAGCCCCAGTCCTTCGCCAATTGATTTTGGCGGCCGCTCCCCTTCGGGGGCAGGCCTTCCTCATCCAGCACCAAATTCAGCCGGTCAGAGAACGCCTGTCTTTCATCAAAGGTAACCATAAGTTCTATTGTGGCCGGAGAGGAGGGAACAATCAGTTCTTGCGATAGGTAACTATTAGTTCTAGAATGGGGCTATGAACCTCATCGAAACAGCTGTCGCCCATGTCGGCGGCATCACGGCATTCACGAAGGCGCTCAATGAGCACATCGAGCGCCCGGTGACGTATCAGGCGGTCCGGAAGTGGATCGCCAAGGGGCGTTTGCCGCGAACCGAATGGACAGGTGAAACCAACTATTCGGCGGCCATCGAGAGCATCACTTCGGGTGCAGTCCCGCGCCTCAGATTGCTTCATTTCCTGGATGAACCCACCCAACAGAAGGAGAGCGTCTGACATGGCGCAAGCGACGATCCTGCTTTCGTACGACGGTGCGGCGTCCCAGGCGTTGATCGCCCAAATTTCACAACTTGTCGAACATTCGCCTGAGTTCGCCGAGGTCTTTCGCGAGGCGTTCGGAGAACTCTCGGAGGCTTTGCGCCTGAACCGTATTGACTTGTCCGCAGGCAGGGCAAACGAGATCCGGATCCGTCTTGAGCCGACCGATCGTCTCCGAGATTTGATGGCCGCATTTGGCACAGGCGATATCGATTGACTGGCCGTCGAAGTTTTCCATGGGGTCTCCGTTCGAACGTTGAACCGTGGTGTGGAAGCCCGATTCTGCCACGGGCGCGAGACCCCGCCATTTCACTGAAAAAGGAGCGCAGATGCACCTTCCGCACCATCAAAAAATGCTCCAGCGAGCAGTCGTCGACGGCAACCTCGATCAGGTGATCGAGCGGATCGCCGCAGAGAATCCGAAGGCTTTTCACGTTGATCTCGGAACGCCTGGCGCTGACGAGACGCTCTCGACGCGCACGTTCTATGACCAGCCGGCCCGGCCGACGCCGATGAAGGGCTTCATCAAGCATTACGTGCCGACGGCAGAGGCCGCGTGACATGGCGCTCACCGCGGCTGAGCAGAAGCAGATTCGCGAGACCCTGTGTGCGATAGCGGTTCGCGGGTCTCGGTTTCCGGACGAACTGCAGCAGGCTCGCCAGAACCTGACACAGCAGTTTGAGGCACTGAAAGCGGCTGCAACGCCGCAAGCAGCAGCAGAGAAGTGACGGCGGGCGCCGCGATGGCGCGAGCAGCACCCGCCGGGTTGCACGGTCGTTTCATTTTTCTCTCCCTGAACATCTTTGACTGCACTTTAGTAGTCCTCATCACGAATTAACACGTTTTATTGGAGCTATTAGTGAACATCCTAGATGCGGCACATTCGGTTGCGCTCGACTACCCCGGTGGCTGCGAATCGCTCGCACCGCGTCTCGGGATGTCGGCTCAGGTTCTGCGCAACAAGGTCAACACGAACAACGAGACGCACCACCTGACGCTCAAGAACGCCGTTGACATGACGGAGAAGACGGACGACGACCGGATACTCGAGGCGTGGGCGCGTGATCGCGGCTACGCGCTCGTCAAGATCCCGTCGCCGGAGAACTGCTCGGACGGCGAGATCGTCGAGCTGATGGCGAAAACGTGGGAGACGAATGGCGAGATCGGCAAGGAGATCATCCGCACGTTCGAGGACAACCGCGTCGAGCGGCACGAAGTGGTTCGCATCCAAGAGCGCACGTGGAAGCACTTCCAGGTGCTGCTCGGCCTCGTCAGCCGTATCGAAGGCATGGCGGAGGACCAGTAAATGGGCGCGATCCTGCAAGCCGCGGTGCTGACGATGTCGAGCCGGGAGATTGCGGATCTCGTGGAATCCCGTCACGACAACGTCAAGGTGACGATCGAGCGCCTCGTTGCGCGCGGCGTGATCGAATCTCCTGCATTGCAGGAAATTCGCACGGCGACGAAGCCCGTCATGCAATACCTGGTCGGCAAGCGCGATAGCTATGTGATCGTCGCGCAGCTGTCGCCGGAATTTACCGCGCGCCTGGTCGACCGCTGGCAAGAGCTTGAGGCTCGCGTGGCCGCCGCCGTGCCGGCCGTGCCGCAGACATTCGCGGATGCTTTGCGCTTGGCCGCGGATCAGCAAGAGCAGATTGACGCACAGCGCCGCCAGATCGAGCACCAGAAGCCGGCCGTCGACTTCGCGCATGCGGTCCGCAACACGACCGACGCGATCAGCATCGGCGACATGGCGCGCGTTCTCGGCATCGGCCAGAACCGGCTTTTCCGCCAACTGCGGAACGACCACCTCCTGATGGCCGACAACCGGCCGTATCAGCACTACATCGACCGCGGCTACTTCCGCCTGGTCGAGAACGTCTGGATCGACGCCGCGAAAGAGGCGCATCCCACCTTCAAGACGCTGGTCACGGGCCGCGGGCAGGTCTACCTGCAGCGCCGCTACGGCCAGCAACCGGAGCAAGCAGCATGAATACCGAACAGAACCGTCAGGCGCAGATTGTCGACGAGCGGATGGCGCCGGCGCAGGCCGAAGAGATGAAGCGCATCGTGCGCGACGCCAGCCATCACCCGATGTTCCCGCGCATGTGCCTGTCGTGCGGGGCTCGCGAAACCCTCGACGGCTCCGTGCCGTGCGGCCACTGAGGAGCCTCGCATGGCAAAGAACTCCATCGACGCTTACGGCGCGAAAGGGAAGGGCAATGTGCTCGACTTCGATCCGGGCACGCTGATGCTCGTGACCGATCCGGCGCACCCGCTCTTCGACGAGCGCGTCCATTGGCCGGTCGACGAGAACATGGTTCGCAACATCATGTTTCAGGGTGTGATCCAGCCGATCGAGGTGACGAAAGACCCGGAAACTGGCGAGGTTCAGGTCGTCACCGGGCGGCAGCGCGTGAAGGCAGCCCGAGAAGCGAATCGTCGACTGGTCGATCGCGGGGAACCGCCCGTTACCGTGCCGGGGATTGTCCGGCGCATCCCGCGCGTCGATCGCGCGTCGGTGTTGTCGGCGGCTATCGCCAGCGAGAACGCAATTCGTCAGCAGGAGACGCCGCTCTCCACGGCCGCGAAGATGGCGCGCCAGCTGCGGATGCGCAGCGAGGCTGACGTTGCGGTCCTGTTCGGCTGCAACGTCCAGACCGTGCGGGCGACGGTTGCGCTTCTAGACTGCTGCGAGGCGGTGCAGAAAGCCGTGGATGCCGGCCAGATCAATGTCACGCATGCCCGAAAGCTCGCCAAGCTGGAACCCAGCGAGCAGCGCGAGAAGGTGGCAGAGCTCGTCGAAGCAGGTGAGGGCAAGACGGGCCATGCACGCTCGCGCGCGCAGCGTGCTGTCGTCGAGGGCGATTCAGCTCCACGCATGCGCTCGCGCAAGCAAGTCGAGACTGCGCTGGCGGCAGCAACCGGCGACGTGGCTGCTGCGCTGCGGTGGGTGCTTGGCCTCGATGCGCAAATCCCCGGAGGGGCCGCAGAGTGAGCGTCAAGGTGATGAACGCTGTATTCGAGCGCTACCCGGATGGCGGCGGCGAAATGATTCTCGCGCTTGCGCTCGCCGATCACGCGCACGACGACGGCTCGCATATCTATCCGAGCGTGGAGACGCTCGCCAAGAAGACGCGCCAGTCGCCACGGGCTGTTCAGTACCAACTCCGGCGCATGCAGCAGACCGGCTGGCTCATTCTTGTCGGTCAGGCAAAGGGGGGCCGCGGCAACTGCCGCGAGTACCGGATCAGCCAAGAATGGATAAACGGCGCAGAACTTGCACCCATTTTGGCGGGCTCAAAGGGCGCAAAAACTGCACCGAATGAAAAGGGTGCAAACGACGACACAAAGGGCGCAACTGACGACGTAAAGGGTGCAAAACACAGCGCTAAAGGGTGCAAAGCTTTTGCACCCGAATCATCAGGAACCACCAAAGAACCGTCAGAGAACCATCAACCCGCGCGGCGTGCGCCGCGAGTTGCGTTGCATGCCGAACTTCTGAACCTCGAACTTCCGGACTGGCTCCCGTTCGAGGCATGGGACGCATGGTGCGAGCACCGCGAGGCGAAGACGACCGGCAAGAGCGGAATCCCTTGGACGCGTCCAGCGGCTCGCGTGTCGCTGAAGAAGCTCGAGCAGATCCACGGTCGGGGCATGAGCGTTGTCGACGCGATCGACGAGTCTGTGCTGCGCGGCTGGACGGGGATCTGGGAGGCGAAGGCTGCGGATGCTGCGAGCGCAGCTGGCGGCGCCGCTGACGGATGGTGGGGAACCGAGGCTGGCTGGCGCGATCAGGGCAAACGGCTGGGCATCGATGTGGCGCGGTTCCAGTACTTCGAGCAGTTCAAGGCGAAGGTCTGCAAGACGCTCGGCCCTGGGCCGTGGATGGAGCATCTGCTCGCCGCGGTCAGCCGCGAGAGCGAAGAGCGCGGCGAGCACCTGTACGCGTACCTCAACGATATTCCGCGCGACCAGATCGCGCAGCGTGAGGCTGCATGACGAAGCGGACACCTTGGCCGTTGGTCGTCCCGGCCGGAACGAAGACGGTCGGCACAGCGCGCGTGCGCGATGACGCGCGGCCGACGATGACCACGGCACAGCGACGGATCTATGAGGCCACGGGCAACCACCCGCAGGTCGACAGCAGTTTCGATGAGATCGCCGACAGGCTCGACCCATTCGCGCCGGCGCCGCTTTCGATGGCGAAGCCGAAACGCTCGCCGAAATACCGCAACGCGAGGTGCGAGCACAACGGCATCAAATTCGACAGCGAGAAGGAGCGCTCGCGCTGGTTCCACCTGATCCAGCTGCAGGCGGCCGGCGTCATTCGCAGCTTGCAGCTGCAGGTCCCGTTTGTTCTCACCGATCGCAAGCAGCGCGACGACGGCACGTGGGAGCGGGCATCCAAGTATGTCGCCGACTTCGTCTATTTCGACGTCGCGACGGGCAAGCAGGTCGTCGAGGACGTGAAGTCCGTGGCGACGCGGAAGAACCGTACGTACATCCAGAAGCGCAAGCAGATGCTGGAGAAGTACGACATCACGATCAAGGAGGTTTGATGGCTGAAGGAAAGATGGGCTTCACGTCGCGCCGCATCTGCGAATGTCTTCGCGACAATCCGGAGATCTCCATGGCGACGATCGCGAACAAGCTCGATGCGAACATCGAGACGATCAAGAAGCCGGTGAGGAGGCTCGTCGAGCTGGGATACGTCAAGCAGGGCGCCCGGCGGAAGGATGGCTTCACCTATCGCCTTACCGGCAAGCCCTTCCCGTCATCTGCCGACTGGAAGGTAACGCCGGCCTATGCGGCGACGCTTCAACGTCGGGCGGCATTCGACGATGCATTCAGCGTCGTGATTCCTGCGATGCGAGCAATGGTAGACGTTGGCAGGGTTGCGGCATGAGGCTCTATCTCGCCGGCCCGATGAGCGGCTATCCAGAACTTAACTTTCCGGCATTCCACGCTGAGTCGAAGCGCCTACGCGCGCTCGGTTTCTCGATCGTCAATCCGGCTGAAATCAACGCGGGGACGGGCGCCGACTGGCTCGCCTGCATGCGTGCGGACATCAAGCAGCTCGTCGACTGCGACGGAATCGCGTTGCTCACGGGCTGGGAGCGCTCTCGTGGCGCAAACATCGAGCACGGGATCGCGCGCGGTATCGGGTTGCGTGTGTACCAGGCGTGCCACCTGATTGGTCTCGCAGGTGAATTCCCGGTGTTGAGCTCGGATGCGATCGAGCAGATGGAGGCCGCGTGAAGCGATCAGCACCGCTGCAGCGCAAGACGCCGCTGAGGTCGACCGGCTTCAAGCGTAAGGCGCATTCGCCATTTAGCAGCCTCGCGTCGCGCTCGACGCTTGAGCGCCGGACCGCGATCAAGAACCGGATCAAGAAGCCGACCGTTGCCGAAGGGTCGAAGTATCTTGCGGCCTGCCGCGGGGAGCCGTGCTATCTGCGCATGCGCGGTTGCCTCGGAGGTGGGGAAACGGTCGTTCCATGCCACTCGAACCAGGCGAAACACGGTAAGGGCATGGGCATCAAGGCGCGCCACGAATTTACGGTACCCGGCTGCTCGAATTGCCACTCGCTGATCGATCAGGGCCCGGGGCTGCGGGAACACAAATTCGCAGCATGGGACGTTGCTTACGAGGCTTGGGCGCCGGTGCGCGCCAGGAAGATGGGAGAGGCAAATTGCCAGTGAGGATGTGGGTCGAGATTCCGGACGGGACATTCAGCGCCCCGCGGCGCCGAGGGTCGGGCGGCATGGTGATCTGCGAGCGCACGCGCACGATCGACGCGACGGTTTTCCGAATTGCGCGTATCGCAACGGTCAGGCGCCAACTGGTCGCCGCAGTGGAGGTGGATGCATTCATCCCGGAGATGTACCGGTCACGCCTCCCGCAGGTCGACGGGCGCTGGATCGAGCCGGGTGTGTTTCGGGCGAAGGCTTACGTGCTTCAAAACAAGAAGTGTGAGGCGCTTGCGCAGTTCCTTGAGAGCGGTGCGATGGAAATCGATTTGAGAGAACGTGAGATATGAGCGCGGCCGCATGCATCTTATACAGCGACGTTCCTGAGAGCCTGCTCGTTTCTGCTGTCCGTCATCGCGATGGAGTGACCGATGCGGATCTCATCGCGTTTGACGAGTGCCCATTCAGCGGCGAGATCACTGAAACGGAACACGGCACGCAAATCTCTTTTCCGTGGCCCCGCAACCGGACGATGCGCCATGCGATGGGCGACTGGCTTACGCACTACGGCATAAATTTCACGGTCGTCATGTGACCGAATACACCACAAACCACAGGGTGACTATGGACCCACGACACGACGGTATTTTCAAGAGCGCGGAAGAGGCGATCACGTTCGCCTGCAATTACTCGAGCCAGCAATACGCGCTGTCGCCGATGGCGAAGATTCTCCAGCGTGGCGCGTACGGCAGCGGGCGCGGTCTGATTGGACTGGACGGAGCAGGTCAGGCAGGCATGGTATTCGCGGAGATTGCAAGGCTCGACTATTGGCAGATGGTTGCGCTGGTGGCACGCAAAGCGACGCGCAGTGAGAGCTGCGATTGCTTAAGCCCGTGCTGTCGCGGTTGGCGGATGACGGAGCTGTTTCGCGAAGCCGTGTCTCAACTAGCCGATGAGGTTGCCCGTACGGCACGCGATGTGCTGCCGGTGAAAGAATTCCGTGTGGCCGTCCTCAGGAAGTACTTCGGCGACAAGATTCATGTGCTCGATGAAGCCGAAAAGCTTGGGATCGACGAGCACCCAGCAAATCGGCATGCGACGACCATTCGGAAGTGGATCAAGGATCTTGAAAAGAACGGAATGACTGCGCTGTGCGAGCGCCTCGACGAAGCTGGGATGCTCGTGAGGACTGCTTGACGCGCGAGAAATCCTCGCATAAACTGCGTTTTCATATACCGTACCAATGGTGCGAACACGAAGCCCGCAAGCGAAAGCAAGCGGGCTTTTTGCATTGGAGTCGCCATGAAGCACGACGTGAAGCTGAGCGTATCGGTTGCATGGTGGCTGCATCCGTACATCCGCGCGCTCGCATTCTTCTGCGTGCTCACCGGAAACGAGCCGGACGAAGCGAAGCTGCACGCAAAGATCAAGCGCGCGATCCGCGTTCGCGTTCAATGAGCCGCAAGCTGACGACGCTCAAGCCGCGCGTTCAAGCTCTGACTGCGACGCGCGTGCCGATGCTCGAAGCGAAGGCCGGCACGACACCGCGCATCCGCGGCAGTCGATGGGTCAAGACGCGGCGGCGCATCGCTGTCGCGCAGCAGTTCAAGTGCCAGCGCTGCGGCTGCGTATGGATGCCTTGGCGCGATCAGGTCGACCACGACGTGCCGCTCGAGCAGGGTGGTAGCAACGAGGACGACAACCTGAAGCTGCTCTGCGACGACTGCCACAAGCTGAAGACGGCCGAGGAGGCGCGCGCGCGGGCGAGGTGATGAGCGAATGCAAATCGTTCGCGTTCTTATCGAGCACGTGACCGTGCTGGGTTGGCGCAAATGCGAGTGATTCGCATTTGCGAGGGGGGTGTCGAAAGTCTAGCGTTTCGCATGACGGGACACCGCGCATCCTCCCACGCGGAGAAAAAATCGCCCCTGGAGGATTTTGTTAATGGCTTTAACAGGCAAAAAGAGGCTATTCGCCGATGCCGTTTTAGCCGGGAAGTCCAATAGGGACGCGGCAATCGCGGCGGGCTACAGCGCTAAGACGGCGTCGGCGGCCGGTTCGCGACTTGTTAAAGACAAGGACGTCGCCGCGTACCTCGCGGAGCGCAAAAAGAAGCCCGCGCCGAAGCGGAAGTCGGCACCGCCGGCGGGAGACGACCCGGTCACGCAAGCGGCGGTCGCCGCCGGGTTCGATCTGGCCGCGATCCTCACTTACAAGGATCCGAAAGACTTCCTGCTCGCGGCGATGAACGATCAGCTCACCGAGCCGAAGCTGCGGATCGACGCGGCAAAGTCCCTCATGCCGTTCATGCACCAGAAGCTCGGCGAGGGCGGCAAGAAGGAGGCGCAAGCGGAGGCCGCGAAAAAGGCGGCCAGCAAATTCGGCGCGCTGATGCCCCCGAAGCTCGTCGTCAACAACAGGAAGTGATGCATGGAATGGTCAACCGCATGTCCGGACTGGGCCGAACGGCTCAAGTCGGGGCAGTCGATCATTCCGCCGCCGATCTTCCCGGAGCAGGCCGAGCAGGCGCTCGCCGTGTTCAAGGAGCTGAAGATCGTCGACGCGCCGGGCACTGGTCGCGTCGATCTTTGGCGCCTATGACGCCGAGAGCGGCCGGCGCCTGATCACCGAGTGGTTCGTCTGTATCCCCAAGAAGAACAGCAAGTCGACGCTTGCTGCGGGGATCATGATGACTGCCATGATCCTGAATTGGCGCATGTCGGCGGAGTATGCAATCCTTGCCCCGACGATCGAGGTCGCGAATAACAGCTTCGCGCCGAGCCGGGACATGGTGAAGCATGAGGAGGAGCTCGACGATCTCTTCCAGGTGCAGACTCACATCAAGACGATCACGCACCGAACGACTGGCGCGACGTTGAAGGTGGTGGCGGCCGATTCGAACACGGTCGGCGGGAAGAAGAGCGTCGGTACGCTGGTTGACGAGGTGTGGTTGTTCGGCAAGCAGGCGAACGCCGAGAACATGCTGCGCGAAGCTATCGGCGGCCTGGCATCGCGTCCGGAAGGGTTCGTGATCTACCTCACGACGCAATCGGATGACCCGCCGGCCGGCGTGTTCCTGCAGAAGCTGCGTTATGCGCGCGACGTGCGCGACGGGAAGATTCACGATCCGTGCTTCGTGCCGGTGATCTTCGAGCATCCGCCGGACATGGTCGAGCGGAAGGAGCACCTGCTCTCCGAAAACCTTGGGATGGTCAATCCGAACCTCGGCTACTCGGTCGACCAGGCGTTCTTGGAGCGAGAATTCCGCAAGGCGAAGGAGGGCGGCGAAGAGTCGTTCCGCGGCTTCCTCGCGAAGCACGCCAACGTCGAAATCGGGCTCGCGCTCCGATCGGACCGGTGGTCGGGCGCCGATTATTGGGAGAGGCAAGGCGCCCAGCGGCTCTCGCTCGAGGATCTGATTGCCCGGTCCGAGGTGATCGACGTCGGCATCGACGGCGGCGGCCTCGACGACTTGCTCGGTCTGGCCGTGGCTGGGCGCGAGACCGGTACAGGAAACTGGCTCCTCTGGACGCACGCGTGGGCGCATCCATCGGTGCTTGAGCGACGCAAGGCCGAGGCCGCGCGCTTCGAGGACTTTTCGAAGGATGGCGACCTGACGCTCGTTGAGGTGATCGGCGACGACGTCGACGAACTGGCCGGGTACGTCGCGCAGTGCGAGCGATCCGGTCTGCTCGACAGAGTCGGCGTAGACCCTGCGGGGATTGGAGCGATCCTTGACGCACTCGTCGATGCCGGTGTGCCTGAGGACAAGGTGCTCGCGATCTCGCAGGGCTGGAAACTCACTGGCGCGATCAAGACGACCGAGCGGAAGCTCGCCGAAGGAGGCCTGCTTCACGGCGGTCAGCGTCTGATGAACTGGTGCGTCGGCAACGCGCGCGTCGAGCCGCGCGGCAATGCGATCCTGATCACCAAGCAGGCCAGCGGCACTGCGAAGATCGACCCGCTAATGGCGACCTTCAACGCGGTATCCCTGATCAGTTTGAATCCGCAGTCAGCACCGAAACCTGGAATTGTGATCCTATGAGCGAAGCGGTATTCAAGGCAGCGCAGGCGAAGGCCCGGACGCCGGGTTCGTCGGTGCTCAATGCCTGGCGCGCGCAGCATGGGCCAGAGGCGACGGGGCGCATCAACAACATCAACGAGACGCGCCAGAGCCTGACTGTTCAGGAGCTGGCGAACATCATCGGCGGCGGTGCGATCAGCAACGCCGGCCCGGTCGTCAACGAGACGACCGCGATGAAGGTCTCGGCGGTCTATGCGTGCGTCGGGTTGATCGCGGGGGCTATCTCGACGCTCCCGATGCCGGTCTACGAGCGGACGGCCGTGGGGCGCTCGCGTGTCGAGCACCCGTATTGGTGGTTGCTGAATGAGCAGCCTGAGCCGGATGTCTCGGCTGCGGTTTTCTGGGAATACATGGTCGCGGCGCGGCTCTTTTACGGCGACTGCTTCGCGGAGATCGTGCGGCCGTCGTTCCGCAGCAATGCGGTGGCGTCGTTCAAGGCGCATCATCCGCTTCGTGTGTTCCCATTCCGGGATAGCCACGGCGACCTGTACTACCGCGTGCAACCGCTGGTCGGCGCCGAGTACGTTCTGCACCCGGCAGACATCATCCATATCCCGAGCCTCGGTTATGACGGGATTCGGAGTCCGAGCCCGATCACGTATGCGGCGCGCCAGTCTGTCGGTACGTCGCTCGCGGCAGGGGAGTACAGCGCGCGATTTTTCTCGAATGGAGCCCGACCGGACTTCGCGTTGACGACCGACGGCAACATGACCGAGGATCAGGCGCGGCTGCTGCGCGCGACGTGGGGCGAGCGTCACAGTGGCGTTGCGAACTCGCATTTGCCCGCGATTCTCACCGGTGGCCTGCAGATCAAGGAGCTGACGCTGACGCCGGTCGATGCGCAGATCCTCGAAACGTCGAAGTGGGGCCTTGAGGAAATCTGCCGCATCTTGGGCGTGCCACCGTTCATGGTCGGGTCGACCGAGAAGACGACGTCGTGGGGCAGCGGCATCGAGAACATGAGCCGTGGCTTTGTGAAGTTCACGCTCCTTCGTGATCTGGTGAAGTTCAATCAGGAATTCAACCGGAAGCTCTGGCCGACCCGTCAGCGCCTTTTCGTCGAGTTCGACGTTTCCGGCATGGAGCGGGGCGACCTCAAGAGCGAGAACGAGGCGCTGCGTATTGCGCTCGGTCGCGCCGGCGAGCCCGGCTGGATGACGCAAAACGAAGTTCGCCACATCAAGCTTCTGCCGCCGGTTGAGGGTGGCGACACGATCAACAGCGGCGTGACCCAAACCGCGAATGTGGTCGAGCCCGCATCCGCGCCCGAGACGGCGCCGACGCCGGGCGGGCAACCCGACGAAGGAGCAACATGAGCAAGCTGATCCAACTGTTGGCGAAAAATCGCCGGCAGGGGCACCCGCGCGCGTTCGCGGTGCAGGGCGACGACGTGACGATCTATATCTATGACGCCATCGTGCCCGATGACGATACGGCGGAGTGGTGGGGTGGCGTCTCGGCGCAGTCGCTCGTTCCGCAGATCCGCGCGATCAACGGCGGCACGATCCATTTGCGGATCAACTCGCCGGGCGGTGACGTGTTCGCGGCGCAGGCGATCTGTGCGGCAATCCGCGACACCGGCGCCAAGGTGATCGCGCACATCGACGGTTACGCCGCGAGTGCGGCAACCATCATCGCATCGGCCGCCGACGAGGTCGAGATGTCGGACGGCGCGATGTACATGATTCACTGCGGATGGACGATCGCCATCGGCAACTCGGCCGATATGACGGCCGTGGCGGCGCTGCTGGACAAGACGGACGGCGTCATCGCCAGTCAGTATGCGAAGCGCTCGGGCAAGAGCGCTGACGACATGAAGACGCTGATGCAAGCCGAAACGTGGTTCACGGCCGAAGAGGCCGTCGAAATCGGCCTGGCCGACCGAATCGCCGAAAGCGCCGAGAAGGTTCAGGCGTCCTGGGATCTGAGTGCGTACGCGAACGCGCCGAAGCCGGAAGCGCAGCAGCGGCCCGAGAACATCGACGCAATCACCGTCGAGCATCGACAGCGTCAGCAACAGCGCCTCCGCATGCTGAACTGCATCAACCATCAGTGACGCGCCTCGCGCAACTGAGATCAGCCGCCTTCGGGCGGTTTTTTTTCGTCCCTACGACCTGCGCGAGCGGTCAACCCTGAACGGAGAGAGTCACATGAAGCTGCAACAGCTGCGCGAATTGCGCAACCAGAAGGCGAAGGAAGCGAACGAGCTGAACAACAAGTACCCGGCAGACCAGCGCATGCCGGCAGCCGATGCCGACCGCATGGACGCGGTCCTGGCCGAGATCGAGGCGATCGACGCCGACATTGCGCGCGAGAACCGTCGCGTCCAGCTCGCAGCCGATGATCCCGCCGCACAACACGCCGCTGCGCTGAACGCGGCGACGCGCACGCCGGGCGCGCACGGTGATGAATCCAAGGCGCTGCGTGCGTTCCTCGCCGGCGGCGTCTCCAACATGGCCGATGAAGATCGCGCACGGATGCTCGCACGCCAGACGCCGGATATCCGGAACGCCATGTCGACGACGACGAGCACCGAAGGCGGCTTCACGGTCGCGACTGAGTACCAGCGCTCCCTGGAAATCGCGATGAAGGCGTTCGGCGGCATGCGGCAGGTCGCGCATGCGATCCGTACGGCGACCGGCGCGACGATGAACTTCCCGACCACCGATCCGACGAGCGAAGAGGGTGAAATCGTCGGTCAGAACAGCCCCGTCAGTGCGCTCGACACCACGTTCAGCAACCTGCAGCTGGCAGTGTTCAAGTACAGCTCGAAGAAGATCGCGCTGCCGTTCGAACTGGTGCAGGACAGCTTCATCGACATCGAGGCGTACATCCAGAGCCTGCTCGCGATGCGCCTCGGCCGCGTCCAGAACCGCCATTTCACGATCGGCGACGGCGTGACGCAACCGAACGGCATCGTCACTGCCGTCGGCACGGGCAAGATCGGTGCGACCGGCCAGACGCTGAACGTGGTGTACGACGATCTCGTCGATCTCGAGCATTCCGTCGACCCGGCATATCGCAGCATGCCGGGAGTCGGCTACATGATGCACGACTCGTCGGTGAAGGTCGTCCGGAAGATCAAGGACGCCCAGAACCGGCCGATCTTCGTGCCGGGCTACGAGGCGGACGCCATGATCAATGGTGGAGCGCCGGACCGCCTGATGGGCCGTCCGATCTACATCAACCAGCACATGCCAGTGATGGCTGCGAATGCAAAGTCGATCCTGTTCGGCCAGCACAGCAAGTACGTCATCCGCGACGTGATGGATCTCACGATCTTCCGCATGACCGACTCGGCCTTCACGCTGAACGGTCAGATCGGCTTCGTCGGCTTTCTCCGGGCCGGCGGCAACCTGATCGACGCCGGCGGCGCCGTCAAGGCATACGCCAACTCGGCGACGTAAGCGCTGCTGCTCGGAGCGCGGCGGACTTCGGTTTGCCGCTTCTTCTTCATCACGGAGTAAATCATGGCAAAGACGCAAACCGCGCGCGCGCGCGCGCTTTCGGACAACGAGAGTCTCGGCTTCAAATGCGAGCAGCTCGTCGAGGGCCCGGAGAAGGTCATCCAGGCACTCACGGACGCCGGCGCGGTCGACAACCATCCCGACGCGGTCGAATACGCAACGAAGCAGGGCGCCAAAGTGGTTGCCCTCGCCGATCCGGATGCGGCTGCGGAACTCGCGGCAGCGGTGATCGAGAACAAGCAGGCCGAAGCTGACGGCGCGGCCCAGGATCCGGCGGCGTAAGACATGGCGATCAGGCTCACACAGGCACCCGCAGAGGAGCCGGTCACGCTGGAGGAGGCGAAGCTACACCTCCGCGTGATCGACTCGTCCGAAGATGCGCTGATCTCGCTGCTTATCAGCGCTGCGCGTGTGTACGCGGAGAATGTCTGCCGCCGCGTATTCGTCACGCAGAAGTGGGATCTGTTCCTCGATGCGTTTCCGTTCTACACATACTACGGAGTGACCCCCGGATACGTGCCGGTCGACCAGCTGCCGGCCGCGTGGATGACGATGCGCAATTATGCGGTCCGCTTTCGCGGCAGCAAGATCGACATCCCGTTCCCGCGTCTGCAGTCGGTCGATGCGGTGAAGTACATCGACGCGCTCGGCAATCAGCAAACGATGGACTCGTCGCTGTACGTCGTCGACAACGTCAGCGAACCGGGTGTCCTGACGCCGGCGACCGGGACGTATTGGCCCGACACGCTCAATACGACGAACGCGGTTCAGATCAGCTTCACGGCTGGCTATGGAGATGCGGCTGATGTTCCCGCAGGGATCAAGTCGTGGATCCTTGTGCGTGTTGCGACGCTGTACGAGAACCGCGAAGAGGTCGCGATCCTCAACCGCGGTCAGGTTCACGATCTTCCGTATGTCGACCAGCTGCTCGATCCGTACCGTATCTGGGGGTACGCCTGATGCGATCGGGAGATTTCAACCGGCGCATCACGATCCAGGTCAAGCAGGCCGGCCAGGACGATCTCGGGCAGCCCGTGACGAGCTGGGTCGACTTCGCGAAGGACGTGCCGACAAACCTTCTCGCCTCGACCGGCAAGGAATACGTCAACTCAGGCGAGGAGATCAGCAAGGCTCAGGTGAGCATGCGGATTCGCTGGCGGACTGACGTCACCGCGGCGATGCGCGTGCTGTACGACGGCGGCATCTTCAACATCGAGGCCGTACTGCCGGATTACGCCGGGCGCCGGTTTATCGATCTGGCGTGCAGCGTGGGAGCGAACAATGGGTGATCCATCTGGCTCGATCGTTGCGAATCCACTGTCGGCCGAGCTGATCGTAGTCGGCGCGCTGAAGCCTCTCGTCGCGAATGGCGACGGGACGCACCGCTGCTTTCCGGACGTTGCCCCGCAGCTCACCGCGAGGCCGTACATCACGTACATCGCAGCTGGCGGCCAGTCGACGAACTACCTGGACGATACCGTCGCGCTGCAGAACTCGCGGATCCAGGTGAGTGTGTGGGCCGACGACCGCGCGAGCGCCGGCAGGCTCATGCAGAGCGTGATCGGGGCGCTCACCGGTGAGCCGATCAATGCCACAAGCATCGGGGCCCCCGTCAGTGTGTACGAGTCCGATACGAAGTTGCGCGGATCGCGCCTCGATTTCTCGATCTGGTTCACCCCGTAATTCCCGGCCCGCGCAAGCGGGCATTTTCTTTTGAGAGGTATGGACATGGGATCCACCGCAGTTTCGGCGCAGGGCTCGAAGATTGAAATCCAAGGTTCGGGCGTCAGTACGCCGAAGAACATCTCCGGTCTGGCGCTCGGGTTTCCGACGATCATCTCGTCGTTGGCACACGGCTTCCAGAACGGCGACATCGTCACGTTCGCCGGCCTGCTCGGCAACACGACCCTGAACGGCGTCACGGCGACCGTGAAGAACGTCACGGCCGGCACGTATGCCGTCGACGTCGATACGACGGGGGGCACCGCCTATACCAGCGGCGGCACGGCGACGCCGAATACCTGGGTCAAGGTCAAGAACGCAAAGGCGTTCAAGGGCTTCGATGGCAAGCCGGCGAAGATCGACGTGACCAACCTCGACAGCTCGATGAAGGAATCGCGCCCCGGTCTGGTGGACGGGGGGCAATTCAGCATCGATGTCGACATCGATGTGAACGACCCCGGTCAGCAGGCGTTGCGCGCCAATTTCCTCACCGGCGCAATCACGAACTTCCGCTTGACGCTACCGAATGGCAAGACGCGCACGTTTCCGGCGTACGTCGAATCGTTCCCGTGGGACGGCGGCGTCGACAAGGTCGTGACGTCGACCGCCAGCCTCATCATCACCGGCCTCTGGACCGACGCGTAACGCGCGGTTGCGGCTCACTATCAGGAATTGATCTGCACCATGACGACTTTTTCGAAAGAAAACAAGGCGGTGATCCTCGCGGCACCGCACCTCAAGACCGACCGCGTTGATGTGCCGGAATGGGGCGACGGCGTGACGGTCATCGTCGCAGAAATGACCGGCGCGGCACGCGATGCGTTCTACGCCGCACGCGACGGCGCCGATAAGAACGCGATCAGCGAATCGCAGGCTCAGCTGCTGAAGGCGACTGTCGTTGACGACGCCGGTCAGCCCGTGCTCGACGACGGAGACATCAACGCACTGCGTGCGCAGGGCAGCGCCGTGCTCGACCGAATCGCGGACGCTGCGATGAAGATCAACGGCATGACCGCGACGGCCGTGGACGACGCGGCAAAAAACTCCGCAGCCGCCCCGAGCGGCGATTCTGGTTCCGCCTCGCCGGCCATCTCGGCTGCACAGTAGGCGAGCTGCAGCAGCGCATCACGAGCGCGGAATTCGTCGAATGGATGGCGTTTTTCGACATGGAGCCATGGGGCAGCCATATTGACGACCTCCGCGCCGGCACGATCGCATCGATGGTCGCGAACGTCAATCGCGACACAGAAAAGCGGCCGGATCCGTTTGAGCCGCTTCACTTCATCACGTGGAACGATCGGCGCACATCGGAGAAGGCGTCCGAGCCGATCCTGCTCGACGATCCCGAGGCGCAATCGCAGCTGATTTTAATGAGCATGTCACCGGCGAAGCATGGCTAAAAGTCTTTCAGTCGAAAACCCGGAAGGCCTGACTGCAGCAATCGACGCTCTTTCGCAGGTCGCGAGTGAGTCGGTTTTACGGCAGGCGACCGTCGCCGGCGCGCGCGTGATCTTCGACGAGGTGAAGCTGCGCACGCCGATCGGCATCGCAACGTGGGAGAGCCGAAACGGGAAGCAGAAGCGATATCCGGGTTTCCTCCGCGACAACATGCTGATCGCATACGACAAGGAGCGATCGGCCGACGGGCTTCGTGCCACGTACCTCGTGACATGGAGTAAGGATGCCTTCTATGGGAAGTTCGTCGAGTACGGCACGTCGAAGATGGCCGCGAATCCTTTCTTGCGTCCTGGATATGACGCCTCGAAGGACGCCGCGGCGGAGAGGTTCGGCGAAGTGATTGACGAGAAGGTCAAGGAGTTGACGAGTGTCTAACGAAACCGTTGTCCGGTTGACCGGCGATGCGTCCGGATATGTCTCCGAGATGGAGCGTGCCCGCAAAAGCGCCGCCGATTTCATGACGAGCCAGGACACGCTTCGTCAGCGCATGACCAATACGGTCACGGCGATCGAGAATTCTCGAAAGGCCATCAAGGAGCAGGGCGACGAGGCGCTGTTGGCGTTCAACAAGTCCGCGCGTTCGGCCGAGAACTGGCTGAATGCGCTCCAGAAGCAGGCCGATCAGGCCGGAAAGACGCGCGCCGAACTGATGGAGCTTCGAGCGGCCGAGCTGGGCGTGTCGGACGCTGCGCAGCCGTTCATCGACAAGATCAAGTCTGCCGAGGCGGCCATGAATGGCGGCGGCCATGCTGCGCACGGTTTCAACCTCGCGACAGCCGGCGCCCGGCGCGAACTTCTCGTTTTGGCTCACGAGGCATCGCAGGGCAACTGGAAGAATTTCGGCGGCTCCCTCATGGTGCTTGGTGAGCGTACGGATGCGATGTCGATGCTCATGACCAAGAGCGTGCTCTCGGTCGGCGCGTTCATCGCCGTTATCGCGTCCGCAGCGGCCACCGTCTACCACGCACGCGAAGTCCTCGCCGATTATGGTGAGCAGATCGAGACCCTGCACCAGAAGACGGGCGTCTCGACCGACAGCATCCAGCAATGGGCCTTCGCAACGAAGTCTGTCGGTGTCGACACGAAGGAGGCGACAAAGTCCCTGGCTGGCCTCGGTGAAGCGCAAAACAAGGCGATCAACGGGAACAAGGATGCCGCGAAGGCGTTCGCCGCGATCGGAATTTCGCTTGCGGACCTCAAGAAGAACAGCCCGGACGAGCTGCTCCCGAAGATTGCCGACGCGTTCCATCAGTCGGCGGACGGGGCAGCCAAGGCCGCCGTCGCGAACGAGTTGTTCGGTGCATCCGGCGAAAGCCTGATTCCGTTGCTCGATCGCGGGCGGGCTGGCCTTGATGCGCTTCGCGCCGCTGCCGCTGAATCCGGTGCCGTGATCGGTGGCGAGACGATCGCCAAGATGGCTGCCCTGAAGGAGCAGATGGATCTGTCGAAGGCGAAGATGGACGCCTTGACGCTGAGCGCGAAGGCCCAGCTCCTGCCGACGATCATCAACCTCACCAATGCGCTGAGCGGCAACGTCGCGATGAAGCCCGTGATGATGGACTTTTACAACGCGGTAGGCGTCGTGATGAAGGCCACGGCCTCCGCGATCGCTACCGTCGTGGTCGGTTTCGAGCAGGTATCCGAGGTCATCGCGACCACTGCGATGGTGACGTATTACGCGACGTCGGGTCAGTTCAAGATGGCCTACGACTCGGCGAAGGTCGGGTATGAAAACCTCAAGAAGCAGGGCGAAGGCTATTCGCAATTCATGCGTAAGTTATGGTCGGACACGACCGCGCCCGATGTGCATTTGCCGGGGCAAACGGGTACCAACCAGATCAATTTCGCGAAGGGTGAGAACGGCGCGCATCCGAAGGCGTATCACGACGACGCTGCGACGAAGTTCCTGCAGCAACTGCGCGATCAGGCCGCAGAACTGCAGTCGCAGTTGGCCACGACCGACAAGTTGACGAACGCCGAAAAGGAGCTCGCCAAGTTCAACCAGCAGATCAGCGACTGGAAGGGCAAGACGCTCACTGAGGATCAGAAAAGCCTAATCGGGCATCAGGTCGAGATTCGCATTCAGTTGCAGAAGAACATCGAACTCGAGAAAGAGGTCAAGCACCGCGAGGATGTGGCGAAGCTCCAGGAGCGTTCCGCGCAGCTGGCTCAATCCATTGCGGCATTCCAGAAAGGCCAATCTGAGCAGTATTCGCGCGAGCTGGGCGCGATCGGGATGGGTGCGGACGCCCTGAAGAACGTCCAGGCCATCAAGTCCATCTACAAGGAATATCAGCGCCTGCAGGAGCAGCTTGACAAGGCGACGCCGAAGGAGCTGATCGGCGGCCCGGATTACCAAAAGGCGGTCGGCGAGATTCAGGCCGGGCTGCAACAGTCCCTGCAGGACTACGACGAGTACTACGCCGCGCTGAAGCTTAAACAGGCGAACTGGATCAACGGCGCGTCGACCGCGCTTGCGAACTATATCGACGAGTCGCAAAACAAGATGAAGCAGACCGAACAACTGTTCAGTACCGTGACGAACGGTATGGAGTCGGCCTGGGTCAACTTCACGCAAACCGGGAAGCTCAGCTTCACGTCGCTGATGAACTCGGTAATCGCTGACCTCGCGCGCATGTCGGCAAAGGCAGCGATCAGTGGGCTTCTCGGAAACTTCGCGTCGATCGGAGGCTCTCTGATCGGTGGCTTCTTCGGGGCGAATGCCGGTGTTGCCGCACCCGTCTCGAGCGCGTTGCCGGGTGACTCACTCGACAACATGATCAATCTGACGAACGGATTCGGCACCGGCCATGCGGATGGCGGATACATCACAGGCCCTGGCAGCGGCACTAGCGACAGCATCATGGCTCGGCTGTCGAATGGCGAATTCGTGGTGAACGCAGCTGCGACGTCGAAGTACCGCGGCTTGCTCGAGGCGATCAACGGCAAGCAGCCGGTCGCGGCCGCGCCGCGATTCGCGACGGGTGGCTACGTGGGTTCCTCGACGTCTGTTTCGGGTGGCTCCGGCAACGGCATGACGGTCATCGTCGACGCCCCGGTCACTGTAACGGGCGGCAGTGGCACGTCCGCTGCCGATCAGCAAAACAGCGCTGAGCTGTCCAAGAAGATCAAGCAGGCCGTTCAGGCTTTGTTGCAGAACGAGCGTAGGCAGGGCGGCGTGCTCTGGAAGCTACAGAACGGATTGAATTAAATGCCCGACACCTTTATTTGGGTTCCCACCGTCGCGCAGTATGCTGGAACGACAAAGCTGCGCGTGCGCAAGTCGCAATTCGGCGATGGGTACGAGCAGACAGTGCCGGACGGAATCAACAATCGTGTGTTGTCGTACGCGGTGCAGTTCGTCGGCGGCGCCGACACGATCTCGGAGATTCTCGCCTTCCTCGATGCACACGTCGGCATCGGGTTCTATTGGACTCCTCCGCTGCGACAGCAGTTGCTTTTCAAGTGCGATACATACGCCGACTCCATCCCGGATAACGGCACGTATGCCGTGACGGCGACGTTCACGCAGACATTCGACCTCGGATCATGACAGCACTTCAAAAAATCAATCAGGGCACGGCGCCGGCCGGCTCAGACGGCGATACCGTGCGCTCGGCATTCTCGAAGGTGAATTCGAACGTCGACGTGCTAAATACGCAAGCGGCGCTCACGTCGTCTGCGGTGATCACCGCACCGCAGGCGCTGACGAACGCGTACGTCGGCAAGCGTGTGAATATCAACCTGACGAGCGCTGGCACGATCAACATGCCGGCAGCCTCGACATGCGCCGCCGATCAGGTGACGCTTTTGCGCAATATCGGCACGACCGTCGTGACGCTCGCGATCACCACGGGGTCAGGCGACACGGTTGCGCTGTCGAAGTGGAACATGCTGATGCGAGGCCGAACGAACTCGGATAACGAGGTCGTCAACGGCAACTGTACGGTCAACGGAAACGAAACGGTGGGCGGTACTCTTAGCGTTACGGGGCTCTCCACTTTCACCGGGGGTGCTTCATTCGGCGCAGGTGGGCAGGCAACCATTTCGGCGGCGGGTGCGTATTCCGGCGTGAGCGCGGCCTACACAGGTAACGTGACAGTGGGCGGCACGCTGGGCGTTACGGGGCAAGCCACGTTTAGTCTTAGACCGACCTTTGCTGGCAAGACGCCGTGGGATAGCGGAAACCTTGTCAGCCCGTGGAGTTCCAGCAACCTTGCTAACCCCATGACGACGGACACTCCGCAAACGGCATCCGGAGCAAAGACATTTACCGGGCAGATAAGTATCACCCGGAGCGCTCCAAATGGAACATGGTCTAGCGCGCCGCTCGTTATCGCCGGCTATCCGGGCGTTGGGTCAATCGGGCTGGGAAGTGGTACAACTGCGATTGTGCTGCGTTGTGCGGTGTCGTCCGGAACATTCGAGGTCGTGTCCCTGGACTCGTCGGTGTTCGCGCCGGTTTCTGCAGCGGCATTTAACGTAAATTCGGATCGTGCGATCAAGAGCGATGTTGAGAGGTTGGAAGGCGTCATAGGGCGCCTGCGGACACTTCGCGGCGTGTCATATCGACTCAAGCATGACGGCACGGAGCAACTCGGCGTGATTGCTCAGGAGGTGCAGTCGGTTTTCCCGGAAGCCGTAGTAGAGACCAGTATCAACATTGACGAGGATGGAAATGCGGTCGAGGAAGGCGGCCGCCCGATGCTTGCCGTCAATTACAACGCGCTGGTTCCGGTACTGCTTCAGGCGATGATCGAAATGGACGAGCGCCTGACTCTGGTGGAGGCTCGATGACAATCGCCTCCGACGTTCAGCAGCTATCGCCAGGAGCACTCATTGAGCTTTTTGAGGTTGACTGCACGACGATCGGCGGCGACATGCTGCGCTTTCACGGGCATCTGCAATCGACATCGATCTGGTGGCAGGGCAACGAGTACAAGCCGTGGCCGATTCAGGCAAGCGGATTCGAGCACACGTCTAGCGCGCAGCAGCCCTCGCCGACACTTTCGGTCGGAAATGTCGGCGGCACGATCTCGGCGCTATGCGTCTTCCTTGGCGACATGGTCGGGGCGAAGGTGCGGCGCCGGCGCACGCTGACGAAGTATCTCGATGCAGTCAATTTTCCGAGCGGCAATTCGACCGCCGATCCGACGCAGGAGATGGCGCCTGAGCTTTGGTACATCGAGCAGAAGACCGGCGAGACCAACACACAGGTCGATTTCATGCTTTCGTCGGCGCTCGATTTCGGCGGCCAGCAGGTGCCTGCACGGCAGATCGCGTCCGGTTGCCAGTGGCGGTACCGAGATGCGAATTGCGGATATACCGGCACGGCCTATTTTGACGCGAGCGACAACCTTGTAACCGACCCGGCGCTGGACCGATGCAGCAAGCGAACCAGTGGATGCGAGTGCAGGTTCGGCGTCAACAACCCGCTTCCGTTTGGCGGCTTCCTCAGCGATACCGTTTCCTGATGTTGGGCATAAAATAGCCGCAATGAAATGACTTGGTGGATGCGATGAAATGGACGACTGAAAAGCCAACGCAGAACGGCTATTACTGGTTGAAGTGGCCGGATGGTGACTGCAAGCCGGTAGAGATCAACGGGTGCAGCGTTTTTACGTTCGGCACTGACTTCGAGGTAATGGTCGGTGATTTGACTCCCGGTGTGCGCTGGTGCGGGCCGATTGTGGCGCAGAGCGACGATGAATCAGCGTCGCCCGTGCTGACTGATCGACAACTGACTGCGCTGGCCGAGTTCATTTTTCACGAGCTTGGATCGCCAAGCGACTGGTGCGGGTTTGATTTCGACGGTGCGCGCCGAGCGATCGCCGATGTGTCTGCTGACGAATCGGTGACGCTGACGAGCCGTCAGATCGATCGGATCCTCGACATATGGGAGCGATACCCTGGGCTCGAGTTTGCCGACCAACTCCGTTCCCTGGGCGCTTAGCGCGACACGCTGAACACACGTAACCCCGCCGAGTGCGGGGTTTTTTGTTGGCCGCAACCTACTGGACCCGCTTCGGCGGGTTTTTTTATGGACGAACGAATCAAGGCTGCGATCACCGCGCACGCGCTCGCCGAATACCCGCGCGAGTGTGTTGGCTTCATCGTCAAGACTGACGTTGGCGAAGACTATCTGCCATGTGTCAACCGCGCACCTAAGCCGGAAAACGACATGGCGGTATCTGGCGAGGACTACGCACGCGCCGAAGATATGGGCGAGATCGCAGCGTTCGTTCATTCGCATCCAGGCATGCCGGCGCGCCCGAGCGGCGCTGACAGGGCGATGTGTGAGCAGAGTGGTATCGCGCGCTGGATCATCGTTTCGCTCGGTGTGCAGTCTGATGGCTTGATCGCCGTCGACGACTGGTGCGAGTTCGGGCCGTCCGGTTTCATCGCGCCGCTCATCGGGCGCCAGTTTGTGCATGGCGTGCACGACTGCTACGCGATTGTGCGCGATTACTACCGGCTCGAGCGCGGCATTGATCTCCCTGATTTCGAGCGAAGCGACGAGTGGTGGGATGACGGTCACTCGTCGCTCTATCTCGACAACTACCGCGCCGCAGGGTTCGAAGACGTGGGGCACGATGCGCCGCTCGAAGTCGGCGACGTGCTGCTGATGCAGATCCGTAGCCGCAACGGCGTGCCAAACCATGCCGGCGTCTATCTCGGCGACAGCCAATTCATCCACCACATGCACGGGCGCCTGTCTGGCCGCACGGTGTGGGGCGGCATGTGGGCCCAAAGCCTGCACACGGTGCTGCGCTACAAGGGGTAATCAATGAGCAACACGCTTCGTACCGTACGCCTCTATGGCGTGGCGGGGACCAAGTTCGGCCGCGTGCATCGCATCGCCGTCTCGTCGACTCGCGAAGCCATGCGTGCGCTGTGCGTGACGGTTCCCGGATTCGAGAAATTCATGACGAGCGCCAAGGACAACGGCCTGACATTCGCCGTGTTTCATGGCCGCCGGAACGTCTCAGAAGACGAGCTCGAGCATCCAGTTGGGAGCGATGAAATTCGCATTGCGCCGATCCTGATCGGCAGCAAGAACGGCGGCCTGTTCCAGACCATCATCGGGGCCGCGCTGATCGTAGTTGGTGCATTCACGAGCGCATACGGCGGATCGACGCTGATCGGACTTGGCGCTTCGATGATGCTCGGCGGCGTCATGCAGATGCTGAGTCCTCAGACCAGCGGGCTCGCCGGCGCTGGGCCGAACAACGGAACGTCGTACTACTTCAATGGGCCGGTCAACAGTGCGGCGCAGGGCGAGCCGGTGCCTTTGGTGTACGGCCGCATGGTGGTCGGCTCGAAGGTAATCAGCTCTGGAATTTTTGCACAGGACAAGAACTGATATGCGCATTCAAGGCTCGAAGGGCGGCGGATCGAGCGGCACGCCAACGCAGTCGCCGGATAGCCTACACTCGATCGCCTATGCCAAGGTTCTCGACGTTCTGTCCGAGGGGCCGATCGGTGGCCTGGTGAATGGGCTGCAGTCGGTGTATCTCAACGGTACGCCAATTCAGAATAGCGACGGCTCGACGAACTTCGCGAACTACAGTTTCGACGCGCGCACCGGCACGCAGGATCAGACCTATCTCGCTGGGTTCCCCGCTGTCGAGAACGAGATCGCAATCAGCACGCCGCTGACGTCGGATGCGCCGTGGGTTCGCCAGGTGCAGAACACACAGCTCACGGCCGTACGGTTGCGATTCGGCGTCCCGGCGCTGCAGGTGTCGGACGCGACGACCGGCAATGTCACTGGCTATCGAGTCGAATATGCGATCGATCTCGCCGTCGACGGCGGCTCGTACTCGCAGGTCGTTTCTGGTGCGTTTGATGGCAAGACGACGTCGCTCTACGAGCGTAGTGTTCGCATCGAATTGCCGGCCGCGAGTTCGAACTGGCTTGTGCGTGTGCGCCGCATCACGCCGAACGCGCATAGTTCGCTGATCGCGGACACGATCAATATCGAGGCAATCACCGAAGTCATCGACCGCAAACTGCGCTATCCGATGAGTGCCCTCATAGGCCTCACGTTCGACGCGCAGTCGTTCAGTTCTGTTCCGACGCGTTCCTACGACATCTACGGGCTGTTGATCCGTGTCCCGACCAACTACAACCCGGTGACGCGCACATATACCGGTGCTTGGGACGGTACGTTCAAGACCGCATGGTCGAACAACCCTGCATGGGTCTTCTACGACCTAGTGCTGAACGCGCGCTATGGGCTTGGAAACCACGTCGACGCATCAATGGTCGACAAGTGGGGGCTGTATCAGATCGCGCAGTATTGCGACGTGATGGTCGCGGACGGTAAGGGCGGCCAGGAACCCCGGTTCACGTGCAACTGCGTGATCCAGTCTCAGGCCGACGCGTACAAGGTGTTGCAGGATCTCGCGACTACGTTCCGCGGCATCGCGTATTGGGGTCCGGGATCAGTCGTAGCGAACGCAGACATGCCGGCCGATCCGGTCTACGTGTACACCGCGGCGAATGTCGTTGGCGGCCAGTTCAAGTACGTCGGCTCGGCACTCAAGACTCGCTACACAACTGCGCTGGTGAGTTGGAACGATCCATCGAATCAGTACAAGCAGGCCGTCGAGTATGTGCCTGACGAGGACGGGATCGCGCGCTACGGCGTCACGAAAGCGCAGATCACCGCGTTCGGGACAACGTCGCAAGGCCAGGCGCACCGATTGGGGCTCTGGACGCTTCTGACCAGCAGGTACGAAACGAACACGGTTTCGTTTTCGGTCGGACTCGACGGTACGCTGTGCGCGCCTGGGCAAATCATCGCCGTCTCGGATCCGGCGAAGGCCGGCAAGAGAATGGGTGGCCGCATCCGCGCAGTGAGTGGCGCCGTGATCACTCTCGACAAGGCACCGAGCGTTTCGGCCGGTGACGTGTTGACCGCGATCCTTCCCACTGGAGTAGCGCAGAAGCGCACCGTCAGGTCGTCTGCTGGCGATGCAATCACGGTGGACAGCGCATTCGATACCGATCCGGTCGTCGGGGCCGTGTGGATGCTTGAAAACACGGCCCTCAATGCTCAGCTGTTCCGAGTCATCAGCGTGCAGGAGGCCTCTGACAACGACCAGATCACGTACACGATCAACGCTGCCCAGCATGAGCCCGGTAAGTACGCGGCGATCGACAATGGTGCGGCGATTCAGGTTCGTCCGATCACGGTCATCCCGCCATCGGCACAGGTTCCGCCGGCTAACGTTCGGCTATCGACGTACTCGGTGATCGACCAGGGAATCTCCAAGACCGTCATGGTCATCGCATGGGATGCTGCTGCGAATGGTGTGAGCTACCTTCCGGAGTGGCGCAAGGATAACGGCGAGTGGGTATCAACTAACCAGACGGGCGGCCTGCAGGTTGAGGTGTCGGGCATCTATCACGGCACCTACAGCGCGCGCGTCCGTGCCGTCAACGGGATGGGGGTCACCTCTGTTCCTACCTATTCAGCGGACACCACTCTTACCGGAAAGACGGGGCTCCCGCCGGCTGTAGCGTCGCTCTCGACCGTCACGCAGGTATTCGCGATCGAGGTTGACTGGACGTTTCCCGCCGACGGGACTGCAGGTGATACGCAGCGCACCGAGATTTGGTACAGCAGGACGAACGACCTCAGCACTGCGACGAAGCTCTCGGACTATGCGTTTCCGCAAGCGCGCGCGAGTTTGATGGGCCTCGCAGCTGGTCAATCGTTCTTCTTCTGGGCGCGCCTCGTTGACACCTCCGGAAACATCGGTCCTTGGTATCCGTCAGGGGCTGGTGTGAATGGGCAGAGCAGCAGCGATGCGACTCCGATTCTTGCGTACCTCACTGGGGCCATCACGAAGACGCAGTTGGGCAACGATGTCCTGACGCCCGTCAACGCGATTCCCGGTTTGCAGCAGAGCGTAAGCGATAACGCAGCAGCGATAACGACGGAGCAGCAATCGCGGGCCACGGCCGACGCAGCGCTTTCGACGCGCATCGATCAGGTGAGTGCTCAGGTCGTTATCCCTCCGATGGCCGGCGATAGTGGGGGATATGCCGGGTCTACCACGGTCTACGCAGGGGTTTGGTCTGAGCAGTCTGCGCGCGCGGAGGCAGATATGGCGCAGGCGCAGAAAACGGATACCGTTACCGCTCAGATGCAGTCATCCGTGGCAGCGCTGTCGGCTGCCGTGCAGACCGAGACCACGGCGCGTATTGCGGCTGACTCAGCCACGGCGGCACAGATTACGACCGTACAGGCGCAAGTCAATAGCAACACGGCTGCAGTTCAAACGAACGCTGCGTCCTATGCCGACATCAACGGCCGGGTCGCTGCCTCCTATCAGATCAAGACGCAGGTCACGACAGGGGGGCGCACGTACATCGCCGGTATCGGCGTTGGAGTCGATAACACCAGCGGCACGGTCGAATCTCAGGTGCTGGTCGCGGCGCAGCGCTTTGCGATCCTCGACAACACTGGCTCGACAGTGTCGTCGCCATTCGTGGTGCAGGGCGGCCAAGTGTTTCTTTCGCAGGCGTTCATCGGCACCGGCTGGATAACGAATGCGATGATCGGACAGACGATTCAGTCTACCGCCGTGGGTGCTAACGGTCAGCCGCTCTGGATTTTGGATAAGGCCAATGGCATCACGTTCAATGGCCCGAACGGTGGTAGTGGCTACTTGAACATCAACTCGAGCACGCTAACGGTCTACGACAGCAACGGCACGCTGCGCGTGCGCCTGGGGATCTGGTAATGACGGCAGGTTTGCAAATCTGGGATGGCTCTGCCCGCTTGCTGCTTGATGCAACATCGCGCGCGGGCCGAGTGATGGGCATTGTACGAGCGGAGGGCGTAGCGGGCAGTGCGGCCGCCGACCTGTCGAGCGGGACGCCTTTCTGGGCGTTCATGCCCGATTGGATCTTCAAGCGGGTATCGGGGGCCGAGCCGTCTCCTATCGTGTCAATTGGGCCAAGCGGAATCAGCTGGACATACAGCCCGAACTCTGGCGGATCGAATGCCTATAACCCGGTTCCGGGATGGCTGGTATTTGGAGTGTATTAAGGATGACTGCAGGCTTTCAGGCATTCACGGATACCGGGCTGTATCAGATCGATGGAATGACGCCCAACTATCAGTTGGTGATGTCTTCGTCAGCTGCATCGACGAGCACGACATTGCTGTTGGCGAGAAACGACGCTGGAAATCCTTTTTATACGACCCTTCCAGCGGTGTCGTTTACGTTCACGGCGAATCAAGCACCGATGTACGGTGTCTATGCCGAAGGTGGAGTGGGAATAACCCTCTGGAATGCAACGGCATCTGGCAATACGTACACGCTCACATTCATCACCGAGCAGCCATGCACCGTTCACTTCTTCATGTTCGACAAGGTTCCGCCTCCAAGCGGGAATTTCGGCCTGCAGGTGTTCAGCGCCAATGGCACGCTAATCGCGGATTCGTCGAGGCCGTTTCTTCGGGTTCTCGATGTCATCTATGAGGAGTATTTGCCAGGAAATGGATGGATCGTAACTGGGTCGCCATACCCAACATGGAAATCGAAAACATACAGTACTGCGGTCATTGTGTCGGCGATCTATTCAGTTCATGAGGCTTGGAGCTATGACCCTGCTGGCGTTGAGCTTACATCGATTCGAGTGAGTGGTAGCACCGTGTCATGGGGTACGAAGATGTACGGGGGCGGAAAGACATCAAACTTTTCTGGGTTTAGTGAGCAATACCATTCGCGATTCATGGTGTTAGATGGAACGGGAATCGTATGATCGGCCGCTTTCGAGCGGCCATTTGTTTCTTGGGGGGGATGAATGCAAGTTAGTCCGACGGAGGCAGCAAGCTACGCCGGCAGCGGCGTGGCTCTTGGAGCATCGCTGACGCTCACTCAAGTGGGTGTGATCGTGGGTATCGCAACAGCAATCCTGACGTTTGCCTCCAACTTGTATTTCCAGTGGCGAGACGACCAGCGCAAGCAGCGCGAATCCGATCTGCGGATCGAAGATTTGGAGAAACACGATGGCTAGTACACCGAGGAAAACTCTCGCGGGTGTTGTAGGGGCTGCTGCGGCAGCCCTTTTGCTTTCTATCGTCCCGCGATTTGAAGGGCAGGTGCTCGTCGCGCAGCCGGATCCGATCGGCGTCGTGACTGCGTGCAACGGCGATACGAAGAATGTGAAGCTGGGGCAGCGTTTCACGACGGAAGAGTGCCGAGCTCGGCTCGAGCAGCGTTTGATCGAGCATGCCGAGCCGGTGCTGAAGTGCACCCCGACGCTGAAGGGGCGCCCGTACCAACTCGCGGCTGCGGTGAGTTTCGCCTACAACATCGGGCCGCGCGCGTACTGTGCGAGCACAACTGCTCGCCGGTTCAATGCGGGCGACTTGCGGGGCGCGTGCCGCGCGATGAACGAATCGGACAGCGGCCGGCCGCAGTGGGTGACCGCCGGCGGCCGCGTGCTGCCCGGACTGGTGAAGCGGCGCGCAGATGAGCGCGCGCTCTGCGAGAGGGGGCTGTGATGCTGAGAATCATCATTCCGTACCTGATTGCTGCGATTCTCGGCGCGTCGGCCGGCTTCGAGGTCGAGCACCTGATCACCGCTCGCCGGATCGCCGACATGAAGTCCGATGCAGCGATCGCACAAACGAAGGCGGTCGAGGCCGCTCGTATCGAGGAACAACGCCGCACCGCGGCTCAAACGGAGATAGCAAACGATGCGAACCAACAACGAACGGCCGCGCTTGCGGATGCTTTTGCTGCTCGTGCTGCCGCTGGCAGCCTGCACCAGCGCGTCGAACAGCTCGTCGCAGCCGCCCGCCATCCCACCGTTGCCGCCGGAGGCTCGACAGCCGGCGACGCCCTCGATCTGCTTGCCGACGTGCTCGGCCGCGCTGACCAGCGCGCGGGCGACCTGGCAGAGTACGCTGACCGCGCCCGCATCGCCGGCCAGCAGTGCGAGCGCGACTACGACGCGCTGACGATGACAACCGCGCAATCGAAGAACTGACGGCGCTGCAGGATTATTTGATCGCAATACGGCCGGCGATGTCCGGCCGCAAATGGATTGTATGGATCATGAAAAGCTCTGTAAACTTCATAGAAACGAAGTGAAGTTCATCAACTAGCGCCTGAGACCAAAATGAAAAATATCCTCGCAGCACTGGCAATTCCGCTTTGCATTTCCATGGCCGCATGTGGTGGCGGAGACGGTGACTCGGCCGCGACGCCCAGCAAGTTCGCGGTGAGGCTGACGTTCTCCGGTGCTCCGCTCGTCTCGGCGTCGAAGACGGCGCGCATGGCGGCGACTGATATTGCTTCTGGTGCCAGTGCCGCGCCCGCGCCATCTGCAGGCCAGGCAACCGTTGACGCGCTTCAGCAGCGGTTCGCTGCGGCGGGAGCCGGGATCACCGTCTATCCGGGGGTGATCGATGGGACGACCCTGCATCAACTGGTAATGGCCGTGAACAATGGCGTCGGTCCTACGCAGGATGAGATGGATCACGCGAAGTTTCCGGTGGCGCCGTCCGAATGGGTCGTATTGAATTTCCAGCTCGACGATATGCAAACGGGGCGCAACGATCCTGCTCAGGTCGCGGCAATCGAGCAATTCCGCAAGGATCTCGTCGTGTTCCAGAATCGGCTCTATCTGGAAGGCAAGCAAATTTACAAGGTGCTCCCGATTCGCACGTGCGAATTGCCACCGGGTCAAACGGCAGCAGATGGATTGACGGATCTCTTGGCGAGCGTGCCCGGCAACGGCTATTTGCTTGGCCTAGTGGATGCCCCGGATAAGTCGCACATGGGAACGGACTGCCGAACTCCGGACCAGGCAACACAGGACGCTCATCTGACCGCCATCGTCACCCGTGTGGTAGACAGCTACAACGCGGTCAATGCGTATGTGAACGACTGCCGCGCCCATCCGGAAAACCATCCCGAGGGTTGCCAAGGGCTGTAACAGATCGGGGGCGTTTGCCCGTGATGGTTGTCAGATCAGGGGTATCTCCTTGTAGGCTTTCGCGACGCACCGGATCCATCAAGCGGTCATCGGTCCTACGTCCTTCGCACCTCGTCCTGCAACAGCCGCCGCAGCTTGTACAGCGCGACGAGGTGCGACCCTCCCGTGTCCTCCTTCCAGACCTGCTGCACGATCTCGCGCCATTCTTCCGCTTCGGCGATCACGCGCCGCATGCGCACGATCTCGATGATGAGCGTGCGCACTTCGTGCCCTTCGGGATACCGGCGCCAGATTTCTCGCAGCTGGCGCGCGGTGGGCGACTGGATGGATGGGAGCAGCGGCTTCGGCAT